CGAGCGTAGAGAGGAAAGCCTCCGAGGTGTCGAGGTCGGAGGGGAGCAGGTAATCACAATAGATACAGCCGATATTAAGAGTAACACCAGCCACCGAGAGGACGTAACTACCGGTGGAGATGCCCAGCGAGCGCATATCGGCTTCAATGAGGTCAGCCACATCGCTAATGACAACCGTATTATCGACAGCGTAGAGCGAGGTGGTGAAAATCGGGTTGTCAGCTTCGCCCGTGCGATAGAGCGACACCGCTACCGTGGTGTAATCCGTGGTGAGCGTGATGTCCTCGATTTGCGAGGTGAGGCACGAGGCGAAGTCGATGTAATCGGATGTAAATTTAGTATTCATATATGCAAATTTAATTGACGCATATCACTGAATAAAAGACAATAGCGAGGGTGTGGAAAGTAAAAGGTCGCACTCCGAGAGGAACGGAGCACGACCTGTGCGCTCTATTGTCGCGTTCTGCGGTATCGGTAATAGAGCCAACCCGATACCGCCAAACCAATCAATATTATCAGATACGCGGGCGGATGGAATGCCGAGGAAGAAGTATTTGATGCAGAAACTTCGTCGGCTTGAGATTGGGTATCTTCAGAGGTGGAAGCAACCGATGTCGCATCGGTGGATTGAGATTGAGATGCAGAAAGAGATGATTTTGAAGATATCCGGTCGATGCGTATGACTTTAGGCGTATCAGCGAGTGCGGGAGAAGGACTTGCGCGAGTGGTGGAGTCGGAAGTAGTGGAATATTCAACTACAATTCCCTCGATGACACAATCACGGTCGAACAGCATGGAAGAAATGGATTCGGAGTGCGATGTAGAGGTGCTATCGGCTTCCGAGTGAGAGATGAGTGTTTCTGACGCCGTGCTTTGTACCTGCCGAGAGGAAGAGCAGGAAACCATAAAAACAATCAGGAGTAAGATTAGAAATCGCATATTTTGAAAGATGGACAAGCTTTGTTTGCAAATTCGTTGTGGCAATGGAGCGTAGCGCCGGGATATTTGGCGAGGAGTTCGCCCACAAATCGGTGCATAGCTTCTTTTTGAGCTGTGGTTCGGGTGTCCTTGGGCTTGTTGTCCTCGGTAATACCGCCGACATAGCACACGCCGATAGAATTGGCGTTGTAGCCCTTGCAGTGAGCGCCGACCTGTTCGACAGGACGGCCTTCATGGATAGAGCCATCGCGATAAATCACATAGTGATAGCCGATGTCCTTCCAACCGTTGCCCTTGACGTGCCATTCGCGTATTTGTGCAACGGTGTAGTCCTTGCCTTCAGGAGTGGCGGTACAGTGTAGGATGATTTTATTAATCTTGCGCATAGGGGTCAGGTTCGGGGGTGATACCATGGAAACGGCAGCGCTCGGAGAGAGCAATGTTCAGGTCGTGCATCGCGCGGATTTGGTCATAAATCATGACTTGCTCGGCGCGATCAATAAGGTCGAAGCGAGGAGTGCGAACGAAATCATTCAGATGCTTCAGATGAAGCGATAGCTTGTTCTGTTCCAGCGCCAACTTGGTTTGAAACTTTTTCATCGGATAGGAGAGAGTTAGAAGATTTGTGTAATGCCTCGAAATATGCGAGGTAGATTTTAAGCATGAAACGCATATCAACGCCGATGAACGTGCCAACCGCAATGAGGATTTGGGCGAACACGATGATGACAGAGGTGTCGATAACGCCCACAGGGGGCAGAAATAAAGCGACGAAGGCAAGAGCCACTCCGGAGAGGAGGAGAATGAGAGCAGAAGCGGATTGGATTGAAAGCCGGTGAGGGATTTCGGGGAGGAGGTGCTCTTGCTTCGAGCTTTTTAAGGTATGGAGTAGAGACTTCAGCATGAGGAGAGAGGTATTTTATTCGATGCAAAAATAGTGACGAAAAATCGGCAGATAAAAGACATTTATAGCACACCGGAAATGTCGATAGCACCGCCACCGTGGTAGGGTTTGGACTCACAGCCGATATAGAGAGTGTCGAAGGCATCCGTGCCGTCAGTACGGTGTTCGAGCAAATCTTCTTCAGACTCTGCGAGTTTTTCGCCGGCTTTATTTTTCTGAAAACCGTTGCGCCCACGGCTCACACCAGCCGATTGAATGGCAAGAATGAGGTCGTCGTTGTTTTGGCGGTTGAACATAGGCATGAGGCGGTTGAGACCTTGGAAGCCTTGGTTGATAAGGTTGTACTTTTCGGCGTGGCGCATCGGATTACCGAGCGGAACAGCAACGACAGTCCATCCTCGTTTCTCAAATTCGTCGATGATGGTATAGCGGAAGTCAACACGATTGACGGCGTAGTTCTGACCGATAGCGGTTGAATCGTAATAAAACACGACAGTCTTGTTGTGATGGTGGACGTAGTACGAGCAAAAGTCCTGAACGAGAGCAGGGATTTTGCGCTCGAACTTCACGAAAAACGACTTGAGAATCTTGAGTTGCCCGAGGCGTTCATCAGGCTGACCAGCCACAATCCAGTTGATGTTAGCGTTGTAGTCCATGCCGATGCAGATTGGGGCAAAGGGGTCAACATCGCGGTCGGCACGGCTATCCATTGCCGAGGGGTCGAAGTCGAAGCCGAGAGTATCAAGATATTCAAAATCGGAGGCGTTGTATTTATGCCCTTCCTTCATTGACGAATAGAAACCATCCTTTGCGATGCCGATTTTTTTGCACATGATGGAAGTCTGGAACGTGAGCGGAGTGAGGTCACGCTTCATGTCGCGGAGGTACTTTTCACCCAAGAGCTGCACATTCTCCACCGAGGAATATTCGCGATAGTAGGTGGCAGTGCTGCGTAACTGGTTAATCATGCGGTCGAGACGGCGGAGATAGTTGCGGAGATAATCAGGAGGTTCGATGCCTTTTTCGCGAAGCTCCATAATCTTTTGCTTTTGTCGCCATTGCTCATAAACACCTGCCTCGATAGCCTTGATAACGCGCTTATCCATTTTCTTCTCATATTCGAGAAACCACGAGCCTTTTTTGCTCTGCGGCATATCGGAAAGCACGAGCATAGCATGGTTGAACGAATGACGGCAGAAGTGCGTTTTTATACCACCGTTAGCCGGCAAAGTTTCATCTTTCAATTTTTCATAGTTAATGAACTTTGCTTCATCGACCAAGAGCCACGAGAGCGTGAGCGAGTTGGCAGCACCGGGACGGTCTTGCGATAGGATGACCGCAATAGAGCCGTTGTAAAATGAGATGACCTGTTCCCAGTCGTGCGGTTCTGTTATCGGTGCGGCAAACGTTTTCGGCGGACGTCGACCAACAACATAATGCACATTTTTGAGGTAGCCCCAGCGTTTCCACGCCGCGAATAAGCCCGGCAGTGTGTTTGTCAAACCGTGCTTAAAAGTGGGGACAACGATGCCGCCTGTGCTTCCGGGCATACGTTGCATCATTTTCAGAGTATAGGGCGCGGCGATACTATCGGTTTTGCCTGTACGACGGCCGGCAACTATGACCGTAGTGTTAGCCGCCACCAATTGCGTGAGCAACTGAGGGCGGTTGAAATATACTTCCTTAGTCTTGACTGTCGGCATCTTCGTCAGGGGTTATCGGGGCGAACAGCTTAGCCTCTTCGAGGTCAGCTTCCTCGTATTCAACATCATCAACATCAATACAATCCTTGGAGAGTTCCTTAGAGAGCTTGCTGATATAATCGTAGAGATTGGGAATGGCCTTGATGCCGAGCACAGACGGGTCAGTGGTGGCAACAAAGGGCTGAGGCACGATTTCATCGTAGGGCATTGAGGTCTCGTCATCGCGGTCAACACCGTGATATTTGGCATAAGAGGACGCTGCGCGTTCCATGGTTTTCGTGTCCTTGCGAGCCTTCGCCATCTGGTAAGTTTCGAGGATCATCTCAGAATATCGAGCACGGTGGAAGTCGCGCGACTTCTGCGAGAACAGCGGCACAAGTTGATGAAGCAGTGCGATGTCGGAATAGGCGGCAGACTGCGAAACATCGTAGCGCGACATGATAAGGTCGCGGAGACGGCGGTCTTTACAATCGGGGTTCGCGAGCCAGTAGTTATACATTTCGCGAACGCGAAGGATGCGCTCCGCCATGGCCACGGGGTATTTTTCGCGAAGTTCATCCTCCGAGGCGAACATGTCGAGGCGACAGGCTTCAATAGTAGCAGGTAGCGGCATAGTGAGAAATTGAGATTATTCGTCGTCCTCCATATCGAGCAGCGCCTTTTCCGACATCTCAATGGCGGCAGGAGAGCCAACGGCGGCGAGAGCAGCCATTTGTTTCCGGATTTTTGTTTTCTGACGTAGTTTGCCGAGGATGTAGGCTTTGCGAGCCGGGTGTCCGTCGAGAGCGATGTCAGATTTAAATTCTTCCTCCGGGATATCGAGCAGGATGGCAATTTCAGAGGGTCGGGTATATAGCGAAGCCAGTTGTTCAATTGAGGTCAACTGTTCTTGAGAATACTTCATGGAAGGGGACGGATTGATTTTCAACAATGAAACGGTAATTTTCGGCAAGGCGGTCGAATACTTCCGGAGCGGTGGTGATGATGCCCGATTCGTAGCGATTGCCTCGCGTGAGGTTCTGAGACATGACCACGGCAACCTTATAGTCGGAGTTCGACACGAGAAGAATTTTCGAGTGATTGTCAGCGAGATAACAGTGTTCAATCGTCTGCTCGATGAATGGCCAGAGGATGAGAGTTTTATTCGTGGCTTTGAAATCGAGGACGATAGAGAGCGAGTTGACAAGCCCCTCCTTCTCGATGAAGAATATTCGACGGAGGAACTCCTCGGAGATAGAGAACGAGGTCATGCAGATGTCGGCGGGACCGGTCTGCGCCAAAATCCACTGAAGGACATCGGCAACTTGGACGATGTTGCTCAGGTAAGGCTGCACCGGGTGCGTGTCGAGCGGTAAGAGACCGGCTTGTGCGACTAATTTTTCAGAGAAATTCATTCGATGAGACCGAGTTCACGGAGTTCGGCTGTGAGCTTCTCCGAAGGGTTGTCGATAAGATTGTACCATTCAACGATGCGAGCGCCCAACTCCTCATTGCGAGACTTGGCATATTTGCCTTTATTGAGGTTGATAAGGCGGAGAGCAGTCTTGGCATCAGAGCGAGCATCAGAGGCAGTGTCAACCACAGAGGCATCAGAGCCATATTTGTAATGGTCGTAGATGTTGAAATTCTCGCGATATTGTTTGTCGAGCTTCAGCAGTTCCTTAGCCCACATATAGCGGTCGGAATCGGGGCAAGAAGAAGTCTCGGAGTTGATAAGTCGGAGTTTGGTGTGGCAGTCGCGCATCCGCTTGAGGATAGAGGCATTGTCAACCCAACAGGCTTGAATATTTTCAGGCAGAGAGTCGTGGTCGGCACGTTTGCCACGCTGATAGTCGGAGCGAGTGGAGACACCCGTCTCGGCGAGATTGCGAGTAGAGGCGATTTTCTCCACCTTCGCCATCATTTCGGTGACTTGCTCGTGAGTGACTTGCTTCACACGGAGATTGTACGCCTTCTGAAGCTCGTACTCAAGGAGCTGAGCCTTAGCTTGAGGATTGCGCACTATATTGTTGTAAACTATGAGATTGCGATTGATACGCAGAAGGAGGTCAGCACCGGCGAGGATGTCGCGCGACGAGGGATCGGTGTCGAGCCATGCCTTGATTTGAGGGGTGAGTTCATGTGCCATATTATAGGGCGTTATTTATACCTGCCACAAAGAGCAGAGATTTATTCAGAGGTGATAGTAACTGTCGCATAGCCTTGAGAGTAGAGCCTGTGGTGACGAAGTCGTCGAACACGATAATGTTAGGGGCATCAGGCAAGCGATTGAGTATAAATTCGGCGTTGATGCGTCCGCGATTACGGCAGAGGGCAACATCTTCGACGAATGGGATGCCGAGGCGCACGGAGATTTCGGCAGAGATGAGCGATGCAAAGTTATGTTCCTTGTGTCGGCGTTTCGGCGTGGTGCATATCGCCCACGATTGAGGCGAGGGCGAGCCACAGAAGAAGTCGAGGAGGAAGTCAGCCATAGCCGAGGAGAAATGATGAATTTCTTCGGGGTCGGACTTGATTTCCGTAAGAGTGCGTCCCATGACCGATTTTTGCCAGAGCGATAAGAACCAAACCGTGCCACGGTGAACCATGCGAGGATGCCAATCGAAATTACAGCGAGCTTCAACGGAGGTGTCCCATGCCCGGCGTGACTGTTCGGCAAAGATATCGCGCTTAACAGAAATATCACCGAGAGCCGGTGACACGTCAGAGAGGTCAACATCGGCAATGATGTCAGACATCTCGGTCAACAGGCTCCCGGTGACAGAGAGAGAGGAGGAAGGGTTATGCTTCGTTGATGACACCATCTTCCGTCTCGATTTTACCAGTGTAATAGGGACAGTCAACAATGTCAACAGCTTCGACAGCGATAGTAGTGCCGGCGGTACCGGTAGCACCTTGACCGTTGTCACGGGCGTAGGTAGTAGTGGTGTCGTAATATTTCGAGCCAACCACGCGGAAGTTACCTGCCATATCTTCAACGATGAACACGTTGTTGGTATTAAGCAGGAAAGCCGAAGCTTCGGCAGTGTCGGAACTTACATCGGGGAGAGTGAGCGACACGGTCTCCTTGATGGTTTGCGAGGGATATTCGCCCTGAGTTTCCGCTTTGAACTCAGCTTTACCCGGGAGGTGGTCGGCGTAGAGCCATTTAGCGCCCTCGGCGAGAGTGAAGTCGCCGGAATATATAGCCGTGGTGGGGCGTCCCAGCTCATCAACGGCGAGAGTCGGCCATTTGAGGATGTTGGAGATGTTTTGATAATACACACGGCGCTTGATACCGGGAAGCACCGGTTTCCCCTGGCAGTGGCCAAGGGATTTTTGGAGGGTTGAGCAACTGTTAGACATAGCGATTATTGATTAGCGGCATCGCCGGTGAGTTTAACAATGGTGAGTTTGCGCGGGTCGATGGTGTGGAACTGAACACCGAAGAAGATGTTGGAAGCGAACGACAGGCGATAGTGACCTTCACGGAGGATGTCAACGGTAGATTGGTCGCTGACATTGTCAGTGCCCCAAAGGAGGTTGTCCTTCTGCGTGAGGTACATGGTGTTTGTGCCGGCAAGTTCGGGGAGCGGAATGATGGTGATGCGACCGTTGCTGCCCTCGATGGTGGGTTGGTTGAACTTGGTGTTGTAGGGGACAGCGTTGTGAGTTTGGAGG